AATCCTTCGAAACAGGATAAAGATTATTTGTTTAATGCAACACTAGAAGGTGAAGAACCTAAAATAGATACTATAACACCAGGGCAAGAGCCTAAGATAAATGATTTTGGTTTTAATTTTACTGGGGTAAGACCTCATGAAAATAATAATAAATAGGAGGAAATAAAATGGCAGCACTAAATTATGCAAAAGAATATTCAAATGTTTTAGCACAAGCATATCCTTATACTTTAAACTTCGGGGATTTGTATGCAACACCAAATAATGGAAGATATAGATGGACTGGTTCTAAAACAATAGAAATACCAACTATATCTACAACTGGAAGAGTAGATTCAAACAGAGATACAATAGCAGTAGCTCAAAGAAACTATGATAATGCTTGGGAACCTAAGGTATTAACTAATCAAAGGAAATGGTCTACATTGGTTCATCCAGCAGATATAAACCAAACTAATTATGTGGCTTCAATAGGCAATATAACAAAAGTATATAATGAGGAACAAAAGTTTCCAGAGATGGATGCTTACTGTATATCTAAAATATATGCTGATTGGACCGCATTAGGTAACACAGCAGATACAACTGTTCTTACAACAGCAAACGTATTAGAAGTATTTGATAAGTTAATGGAAAAAATGACAGAAGCTAGAGTACCTGAAAATGGAAGAATATTGTATGTTACTCCAGTAGTAAATACACTTATCAAAAATGCAAAAGAGATACAAAGAACAGTAAATATAAAGGATGCAGGAACTTCTCTTAATCGTCAAACAACTGATATTGACACAGTTAAAATAATTAAAGTACCATCTAATCTAATGAAAACTGCATATGATTTTACAACTGGATGGAAAGTAGGAGCAGGAGCTAAACAAATCTTTATGTCCTTAGTTCACCCAAGTGCAATAATTACACCTGTTTCTTATCAGTTCTCTAAGTTAGACGAACCAACAGCAGTTACAGAGGGAAAATTCTTCTACTTTGAAGAAAGTTTTGAGGATGTATTTATATTAAATAAAAAAGCTGATGCAATACAATTTGTTGTTGAAGCATAGAAAAAGGAGTGATATATAGTGCCACAAGTAAAAAAACTAAATAGAATACTAACCATAGAAGAATGTAAAATAGATGATTTCTTAGAGATGGGATATGATTTGATAGATGAAACTGGTAAGGCAGTAAAGTATGGCAAGTCATTAAGTGTAAAAGATTTAATAGCTGAAAATAATATTTTAAGGTCAAAAGTTGAGTCTTTAGAAGAAGAAAATAAGCAGCTTAAAGAGAAAAATAAACTTACTAAAAAGTAGGTGAAAATTATGGAAAATAATATAATTGATGAAATAGAAAAAAGACTTGAAAGTTTTGGATATATATTAAAAGATGGAGATAAGTGGTTAATAGGTTTTGTAAGAGAAAAAATAGAAAATATTATTAAACTAGATTGTAATATAAAAACTATGCCAATTGAATTGAAAGAAATTGAAGTTGATATGATAGTTGGAGAGTTCTTATTTACCAAGAAAAATATGGGTCAATTAGATATAGAAAGCATTAACTTTGAAGCTGTAGAAAAGTCTATATCAGAAGGTGATACAAAGGTAGATTTTGCTATAGGAAGTGGTTCTCAAACACCAGAACAACGCTTTGATAGCTTAATAGCTTATCTTACTACTTATGGCAAGAATAAGATATTAACCTTTAGGTGCTTAAGATGGTAAGTAAAACTAGAAAAGCAATAGAAATGTTATATAGAGATAAATGTACTATAGTTGAGTATCAGCCAATTAAAGACCCTGTAACAAAACGAACTAACAATAAAGAAGTGATTGTATTAGAAAATCAACCATGTAAACTTTCATATAAAAATATAGTTTCTGCTACAGAAGGGAAAGTAGCTAAGCTAGAGCAAACTATTAAACTCTTTATATCTCCAGATATAGAAATTAAAGCAGGTTCAAAACTTATTATAAATGATAAAGAGTATGTAAGAAGTGGAGAATCAGCTATATATCCAAATCATCAAGAAATAATACTTGAGTTATTTAAGGATAAAGCATAATGGCTAGATGGGGCAGTGTTGATTTTAGAGAGTTTAAAAGAGTTTGTAAAAAGATGGAGGAGCTTACAAAGATTGATTTAGATAAGTTTTGCAAGGATGCAGCAAGAGAATTAGCAGCACGATTACTTGGGAAAGTAATTAGAAGAACACCAGTTGATACAGGATTCTTACGACAAGGATGGAATGGAGTGGCTTATGCTAGGTCGCTTCCTGTGTATAAACAAGGAAATAATTATATTATAGAGGTTGTTAATCCGACTGAATATGCCTTAACACAATGGGGCATATAAAACCCAGCAAAATCGGTAAACGCTAAGTGTAATAGTGTTACATTATAAAGTAGGTAGAATATGGACATAGAATAACTCTTGATTTATAATGTATAAAAGAGGTGATTTTATGGCAAAATTTTTAGATATTACAGGAAAAAAATTTGGAAGGCTAAGAGTCATTAAATTTTCTAAAGAGATAAAAAGTGGTAAAAGAAATAGAAAATATTGGTTATGTAAGTGTGATTGTGGAAATTTCAAAGAAATAAGAACTGACTCTTTAACTAGTGGCTTAGTACAATCTTGTGGATGTTTAAAAAAAGAACAAGATAAATTAAATTTAACAGACAAATACCAATTTAAAAAGAAATATAAGGTTCAAAATAAAAGACTTTACAGTATATGGAAGGGTATAATATCTAGATGTACAGATAAAAATAATAAAAGATACAATAGATATGGTGAAAGGAATATAATTGTGTGTGATGAATGGTTTTGCTATGATAATTTTGCAAATTGGGCATTGAGTAATGGATATTCAGAGAAACTTACAATTGATAGAATAAATAATGAAGGAAATTATGAATCAAGCAATTGTAGATGGGTGGATATAAAGACACAATGTAGAAATAGGTCAACAAATATATTAGTAAAGCATGAAGAAAAAGAAATTACATTGATAGAGCTTTCTGAAAAAACAGGTATTTCATATTCTTGCTTAAGAAGTAGATATTCTAAGGGATTAGTAGGAAATAATCTTATAGAAAAAGTTAAGATTATTGAAGAAAGCAGAGCTAAGTTATCTATTGAGGATGTAAAAGAAATTAGAAAAAAGTATTCTGATGGATATACAATAAAACAACTAAGTGAAATATATCCTGTAACATATTCATCTATATCAAATATAGTCCATAGAAGAACATGGAAAAATATTTAATTAATTATATATGCCAATACCGAGGAAAACCTATAGATTGCGAATAGGCTATAGGTTTCCGTAGAGCGTAGAGAGTGAATAAATATAATCTCTCCAAGAGTGCTGGGCAACTAAATAAAGTTTATTTTGTTGATGATGTACGCCGAACTTATAGGAAACTATAAGAGCTAGAGGATAAAAAGCCTTTAGGATAACAAAATGCATATGTTGAATATGGCCATAGAACTAAAGATGGAAAAGGTTGGGTTAAAGGACAACATTTCTTAACAATTTCAGAGATGGAACTACAAAGCCAAGTTGATAAGATTATAGAGAAAAAACTATTAATATTGCTTAAAGGAGTATTTGATGCTTAATAATATAATTGATGGAATATCTATTAAATTAGATAAAACATTTGGAGAGAGTTATACAATTTATAGTGAAGATGTGGAGCAAGGTATAAATGAACCTTGTTTTTTTATTGTTCCTTTAAATCCAAGCAAAGTATCCTATCCAAGTGGCAGGACATTAAAAAAGAACTCTTTTGATGTACATTATTTTCCAAAAAGTAATGATAAATCATTTGAAATAGATGAGGTAGCTGAGATGCTACTGGAGGAATTAGAGTATATAGAAATTGATGGAGATTTAGTCAGAGGTACAAATATGAACTTTGAAATTGTAGATAATGTACTTCATTTCTTTGTTGATTATAACTACTTTACTATAAAAAATAATGATATCAATAAGATGGATACAGTAGAGTTATTCGGTGGTTTGAAGAGAGGTGATAATTTTGAGTAAGACATTAAGTAAAGGAACCGATTACAAGTTTACTAAGGAGCAGATAGTTAATTCTAAGAAGTATATAAATAGAAAAGACTTATTAAATGCAATTTTAAAAGAAAATGAGTTATATTCCTTCTCAGAGGTAGAGGAAATAATAAATAGCTTTATGAAAGGAGTGAGTTAATTTGGCGTTAGGTGGAGGAACATTTGTAACACAGAATAAAATATTACCAGGTAGCTATATAAATTTTATCTCAGCTAAGAGGGCAACCAGTTCATTATCGGATAGAGGTATTGTTGCAATACCTTTAGAGTTAGATTGGGGCATAGATGAAGACGTATTTCAAGTAACCAGTGATGATTTTGAGAAGTATTCAGTGAAGTATTTTGGATATGATTATACTCATGAGAAGCTGAAAGGTTTGAGAGATTTATTCAAAAATATAAGGTTGGGATATTTTTATAAATTAAATAAAGGCGTTAAAGCCAGTTGTACTATAGCCACAGCAAAATATAGTGGTATCAGAGGAAATGACTTAAAAGTAACAGTTACAACAAATATAGATGATAATGCTAAGTTTGATGTTGTAACACTTTTAGATAATAAGAAGGTAGATACTCAAATAGCAAAGGTTATTACAGACTTACAAGACAATGACTATATCACTTGGAAGAAGGATGCAACACTAGAAGCAAGTGCAGGACTTGTATTTACTGGTGGAACTAATGGCGAAGCTGTGACAGGAGCAGAGTACCAAGCTTTCTTGGATAAAATAGAAAGCTATAGCTTTAATGCTTTAGGATGTTTGGCTACAACAACAGAAATTAAAAGTTTATTTGTAGAATTTACAAAGAGAATGAGAGATAAGGTAGGAGCTAAGTTTCAAACAGTACTATATAAGAAAAGTGATGCAGATTATGAAGGTGTAGTGTCTGTAGAAAATAAGATTAAAGATATTGGATTAGTAGAATCTAGTTTAATTTATTGGGCGGCTGGAGTTATAGCAGGATGCGATATAAATAAATCTAATACTAATAAAAAGTATGATGGTGAGTTTGATGTTGATGTTAATTATACACAAATACAACTTGAAGAAGCTTTAAAAACTGGTAAATTTATATTCCACAAGGTGGGAGATGAAGTTCATGTGTTAGAGGATATAAATACTTTTGTATCATTTACAGATGATAAAAATGACGATTTTTCAAGTAACCAAAGTGTTAGAGTACTTGACCAAATTGCTAATGATATTGCAACTTTATTTAATGAAAAGTATTTAGGTAAAGTTCCGAATGATAAGGCAGGAAGAATAAGTTTCTGGAATGATGTTGTTAAACACCATAAAGAATTAGAGAATATAAGGGCAATAGAAGATTTTAAAACTGATGATGTTAGTGTAGAGCTTGGAAATGATAAGAAAACTGTCATAGTATCTGATGCTGTTAAGGTAATAAATGCTATGAGTAAGCTTTATATGACTGTTTCAGTTAATTAGAGAGGAGAGTGATAATATGGCTCAAACAATAAATGCTAAAGATACAGTTAGTGCAAAGAAAGCTGAATGTTTTATAACTATAGAAGGTAAAAGATATAATTTTATGCAAGCTATAGATTTAGAGGCTAAAATGGAAAAAAATAAAAGTGAAGTTCCAATTCTAGGAAGAACAACAAAGGGAAATAAAACAACTGGGAGTACAAATACTGGAAGTGCAACATTTCATTATAATACTTCTATTTTTAGAGAATTACTTTACAGATATAAAGAAACTGGTGAGGATATTTATTTTGACATACAAGTTACAAATGAAGACCCTACATCTGCTGTAGGAAGACAGACAGTAGTACTTAAAGATTGTAATATGGACAGTGGAATAATTACTAAATTTGATGCTGATGGTGAGTATTTAGATGAAGATATGGATTTCACTTTTGAGGATTGGGAATTAGTAGAAAAATTTAATTTATTGGCAGGAATGG